ACCCTATCTATCCACTACACCTTATAAACTGAAATTTTGAGCAACCGCCAAATGGCGGTTTTTTTGTGCCTGCAATTCTAAACTTAAGATTTCTTACATTATATATTGACATAAAACTTAAGTTATCTTAAATTTAAATCATCGAAACCAACATCGGTGATAACCATGAACAAGATCAGCGTAAACAGAGAAGAGTTAATAGCGAAAATACAGGAGAACTTGGCAGCTCATCAAAGCGAATTGGAAGAGTTGCTTAAAGCCAGAACCACCGCCGTTATCGATTGCCTTGAAGGTGAAATTGAAAAAGCGAAGAAGGATAGTTCTTACCAAACCCCAGAAAACTTAATGAATAAATTCCCGATGCCATCAGACAAAAGCAAAGACTACGAAGTCGCTATAGATATGCTTTTCTGGTCAGAGGGGGAACTGGTTGAGTTGGATAGTTTCGATTTTAGACGTTACGTAATGAACGAATGGGATTGGATGGAGCATTTTAATTTTATTGCTTCATCTTACAGGACTCATAAATAATTCAAGGAGAATGCCGCATGAACAACTGCCCAGTAACAACCCAGATAGATCGCCACTGCAACCCACCGGTTGCGGCTCCTATTCAACTGCACCCTGACTTGGGCTACTTCAACCTGGTCAAACTGCACTGCCCTTGTTATGTCGATTCAAGCCTGATTGATGTTGTTGCTGTGGCTTATGAGCACTTCATTGAAAGTGGCAAGACAGTTATCACCACCGGTGGCGGCGATGTGATTTTTACTCGCCAGGGTGTCGAGGAATCGTTCAAAGAGGAAATTGACCTGATTGACGAGCTAACCAACAAGCTAAAAACAGACCCCATTGAAGCCCAGCGCTACTACACATCAAAAGTTAACGAAATGGCGATAGAAGCTATTTATGAAGCAATTAGCGATGGTAGTTATGAGCTGGCTGATATTAAGGAAGTAGCATGATTTGGTTATGGGGAGTCGGCGTTATCGCATTGATGTTTGCGATTGCGCTGTTTATAGCCAGAGCATTTTTTAGCGGTATTGACGAAGAATAGAAAAAGCCCCTGTTACGGGGCTCCAACCAAACGGCCGTCATTGTTTGCAGACGAGAGCGGCCAATTAGCAATTTAAGGATAAACGATGAAATCATTAGCATCAAGCATTGAAAAGAGCCAGTACTCACCAGACCGATTTATGCTTGAGGTACTTCTCGCCAACGAAAAGAAAGCCTGGGTTTTCTTTACTCGTGTTGTTGTAACGCATCGTGATGTTGAGTTCTTCGATGGAGAACGCATCAAAATAGCAACCCTGCTTCCTTCAGCGGAAGTTCCCGCATTCTGCAAAGATGTTGAAAAGCTCGGCATCCCTCTTTCTACAGAGATAGAGGACATTAAAAACAGCGAGGCTGTACTGTGAAAATCTTTAAAAAATACAGTCAAGCACAGGCTCTATGCAACTGTGCAAATCGTTTCCACTGGTTTGATGTTGTAGTTAAAGCGGTTCCGGGTGGTTGGGTAATAACTAAGGCTAAGGAGGTTAATCATGGATAACTCAGTAGTTGCTCAGAATCAAAACGGCGTGACTACCAACGTCACACCGCAAGGCTTGATTCTTAATAGCCAGGCAATGAATCAAATAATCGCATTCTCTGAAATGATGGCTCAAGGGCATTGCACGGTTCCTAAGCATTTACAGGGCAACCCAGCAGACTGTATGGCCATTGTGATGCAGTCAGCAAGATGGAACATGGATCCATTTGCTGTTGCTCAGAAAACGCACATTGTAAACGGTAATCTTGGTTATGAGGCTCAACTTGTTAACGCTGTTGTTATCGCCAACGCTCCAATCAAAGAGCGGTTGAAATTCAAATACTACGGTGATTGGGATACTTACATTGCCAGTGGATTGAGAAAGGAAAACGAAGCTGGTTTGGGCGTAGAGGTGTCAGCAACGTTTAAAGGTGAAAGCGAAGCGCGCTCGTTAAAAGTCGATCTCGCCTTAATCACCACCCGAAATTCCCCTAACTGGAAAAGCGACCCTCGCCAGCAGATTGCTTATGTGGGAACAAAACGCTGGGCTCGCTTGTATTGCCCTGAAGTAATTCTTGGAGTTTACACTCCTGATGAATTTGACGCTCCAGAAAAACCGGCTGAGCGCTCCATTAACGAGGTTCCTCAGGGCAAGCCAGAATACACACAGGATAAGTTTGATTCACTTTCACCCAAGTGGATCAAGTTTATATCGGCCGGCAAAGCAACGCCGGATGACATTATTGAAAGCATTTCTTCAGAGTTTTCTGTACCTGATGAAATACAAGAACAGATCCGCAATCTCGGACAGGGAGAAGCAGCATGAAAAAGTTAGATTTAGTTCAAGGCACCAAAGAATGGCTGGAAGCTCGTGCTAAGTATTTCACAGCATCTGAAGCGCCAGCCATGATGGGCGCCCACAAAAACATCAGTCGCACCAACCTTCTCGACCATAAGAAAGGCTGGACGTCAATTGTTGACGACTACACCCTTAAACTATTCGAGCGCGGCCATGAGGCCGAAGAAATGGCCAGACCGATTGCCAGTCAGAAAATTGGTGAGCCTTTATTGCCTGCTGTAGCGATCGATGACGAAAAAACCTATCTCGCCTCTTTCGATGGCATTACGATGTTTGAAGATATTCTTTTCGAGCACAAGCTATGGAACAAAACGCTAGCAGAAAATGTTCTGAACAACGTTTTGGAGCCTCACTACTACTGGCAGTTGGAGCACCAATTATTGGTATCTGGCGCAGAAAAGGTTTTCTTTGTAACCAGTGATGGTACCGAGAATAACTGGCAGTCAATGTATTACGAATCAGTGCCAGAGCGCCGGGAGCAACTTCTCAAAGGTTGGGCGCAATTTTCCGCTGATCTAGCAAGCCATAAACCAGAAGCGAAAGCTGAAAAGGTAAAATCAGAGTCTGTTCGCGACTTACCAGCCATTAACTACAAAATGAATGGCCTGGCGCTTGAGTCAAACCTGAACGCTTACAAACAGGCCGCAATGGACTTGGTTGAGTTATCCAAAGCACCGCTTGAATCTGACCAGGACTTTGCCAACGCCGAAGCCCGGCAGAAAGTATTCACCAAAGCAGAGAAAGACATTGCAGCGGCCTGTGACCGCGTTATGGGTGAAATAGACAGCATTGACGCCTTTGTCAAAGATATGCGCTTTATTGCCGAGCAAATCCGCCAGGCACGACTTGCTGAAGGTAAGCAAATAAAAGCCCGCAAAGATGAAATTCGCGCTGAAATAATGTCTCAGGCCAACGCCGATATTATTGCCGCAAAGAACGAGGCTGAAAACAAAATCAACGCTAATCTGCCTGCTTTGTCCGTCAATATCGCTAATGCCATGAAAGGTAAGCGCACCATTGATTCACTCAAGGATGCGGCAGCTGGCGAAGTGGCCCGGGCAAAAATAGAAATCAATGAGTTTGTTGAATTAGCCATGGGTAACGCGCTGTGCCTTTCCACGCAAGCGCAAGGCTATGACTTCCTCTTTAACGACTGGCAGCAAATCGCATTTAAGGCTGTTGACGACTTTAAAGCGCTGGTTAAATCAAGAATTGCCGACCACAAAGAGCGCGAAGCCAAGCGCGAGGAAGAACAGCGCGCCCGTATCCGTGCTGAGGAAGAAGCTAAGGCAAAGCGTGAAGCAGAGGCGAAGTTACGCGCAGAAGAAGCGGCTAAGCGTAAAGCGGAACAGGAACGCCAAGCGGCAGAGCAAGCGGCCAAGCGCGAACAGGAAATGCGGGAGCAACAAGCCGCAGCAACTAAAACGCAGGCTGAAGCAGAACAGCAACAGGAGGTAACCGCCAATGAAGCGCCAGAAGTTGAAAGCGAACCGGAAGCGAAGCCAGCGCAATACCTGGGCCACCCTAACAGCAAAAAGCCGGGCACCAGTAAGCGCAAACTAAGCATGATGGAAATCAACGGCATTATTAATTTTGTGTCGTCAATCACGGCCAGCGAAGAAACACCGTTCTCAGAAGAACTTCAGCGCCGGGCTGACGATTATATTCAGAAGCATAGCAGTGAGGCGGCTTAGGCCGCTCCCAGTAACTTCTCTTACTAAAAGGTAATAAATCTTATGAGTATGTTCAAAGTTTATGGCGTGACAATTGAGGCCGCCAGAAAGAAGGCTGAAAAGAAGTTCGAGACCATGCCGCTTAAATTCAAACAAGAATTTAATCCTGAGAAATATGAGCAATGGGTTAAAGATGAGGCTGAG